CTCAGGTCGAGATCAACCCTAGATTTAAACCTAGTTCTACGGAAAATTTACAAGCGTTTGGAACATCGATATTGGTAGCAAGATTATTCTTCAGTGCCGATCCTTACAACATATACACGGTTGAAAAAGAAAACAGGACCGCTGTAGTAACAAACGAGAATAGACAAACTAAAGTAGATCAGGAAAATAGAGTAAATATTATCGCAACAGAAACTAGGACACACCTAGTTCCAGAAGAAACAAGGAAATTAAAACTAGTGAGACCACCTTTCAGCAACAGATATTCAATACCAAGAGTGAGGGCAGAAGCATAATGGCGAACTTAACAGGTTATAAACGTGACAACACTTCGCTATACATCGCGAAGGATCCGGACAGCAACATCCAATACGGTTTAGATTTCACAGATTATCTAAACAGCGGAGACACCATAAGCAGTGCCTCCACAACTATATCTACGGTATCGGGAGACTCAGCACCGTTAGCCTTCCCGACTAATATGGCCACTGATGTATACATCACCGGTGGGGTGCTGGTCAATATCAGGCTAGAAGGCGGCACAGCCGGCAACATATACACGGTCAAGACCACAATTGTGACAAGCCAAGGAGATACCGACGCAAGGTCATTCAGGATAAAGGTCGAGGAGAAATTACTGTAATGGCAAGGATACAGAAAAAGAAAACGAAACTAGACATAGAAATGATAGAACGTCTAGCGACCATTATGTGTAGCTATGAAGAAATAGCGATGATAATGGACACCACAGTAACGGACCTTAAGAAAAGATATACTGACATAATAGAAAAAGGTAGATCTACTGGCAAGAAAGGTCTACGTAGAAAGCAGTATGAAAAAGCGGTAATGGACGGTGACGTGCGGATGCTCATATTCCTTGGCAAGGTGTATCTTGACCAGAAAGAAAATCCAGGCGATGGCGACAACAACGAGCCGTTACCTTGGCCAACCGAATAACACCCTTCCTATAACACTACATTATAATTAATAGTAATGAAATTATCTGACAAACAGCAGATGGTCGCTGACGATAAATCTAGATTCCGCGTTCTTGTGAGTGGCCGACGTTTTGGAAAAACTCACCTAGCACTACACCAGCTGGCCTATCACGCCAGGATACCTAACCAACTTTGTTTCTATGTCAGCCCATCCTACAGGATGAGTAAGCAGATAGCTTGGGTCCAGATAAAAAATATCTTGACAGACCTTAGATGGATCCGTAAAATAAACGAAGCAGAATTAACTTTATACTTGAAAAATAATAGTAGGATATGTTTAAGGGGAGCAGATAATCCCCAATCACTAAGGGGGATTGGATTAAATTTATTGATAATGGATGAATGCGCAGACATAGATCAAGCGGCCTGGACGGAAGTCCTTAGACCCACGCTGTCAGACACAGGTGGTAAAGCACTATTTTTTGGAACACCTAAAGGAATGAACTGGTTCTATGATCTTTACCAACAGGGGCAGGACACCACGAACGATAGTTGGAGCTCATATCAATTCACAACACTAGATGGTGGATGGGTGAGCGAGGAGGAGATAGAGTGGGCTAGGCGAGATCTAGACGCACCTACATTCCGTCAAGAATACGAAGCAACGTGGGAAGTTTACTCTGGTCGAGTTTGGACCGGCTTCAGTATGACGGATAGTGTTAAACACATAGAAGTGCCTGATGATATCAACACATATCACATAGGCATTGACTTCAACCTAGATCCAATGACAGCCACCATAAGTTATATAATGGATGGAAAGATGTATGTGTTCGACGAGATACAGATATGGAGTTCTAACACGGACGAGTTAGTAGAAGAAATACACAATAGATATAAAGGTAAGAAAATAGTAGCATATCCAGATCCAGCGGCTAGACAACGTAGGACGAGTGCCGCAAGGAGGACAGACGCATCTATACTTCAGAATGCGGGTTTTGTCCTTAAGATGCCATCTAGGCATATGAGTATCAGGGACAGGGTGAATTCAGCAAACAGTAAGATGTGTAACGCTAACAATGAGCGGGGTGTGTTCATATCGCCCAAGTGTAGAAACCTAATAAATAGTTTAGCAAAACACACTTATAAGGAAGGCACGAGCGTTCCAACAAAAAACGAAGGATGGGATCACTTAACAGATGCTTTATCATACAAAATATCATACCTATATCCTATCACAAAGAATTTCGAACCACAACCACAACAGAGATTTAACCTAAGGACGGGCAACGAATATGGCAGATACTAATTTAATCAACCAAGATCCTAAAACTGGAGGACCAGTTTTACAAGGAGTTCCGTTACACGAAGAATACGGCACTTACTACCATCGTTGGCAGTTCCTACAAAGATCTTACAGTGGCGGAGCACAATATAGATTAGGCAACTACCTTACCAAGTATGTGATGGAGAACAACAGCGAATACCTACAGAGGATCGCGACTACCCCATTAGATAATCATTGCAAATCTATTATACACATTTACAACTCATTCTTATTTAGAAATCCACCTAAAAGGAATTTTGGCAACATCGAAAACACCCCGGAACTAGACCAGTTCCTTAAAGACGCAGACCTAGAAGGCCGTAGTTGGAATTCATTTATGAGGGATGTGAACATACAATCAAGCATATACGGCCATTGCCTTATACTACTTGACAAGCCATCGATCAACCTAGGCACAAGAGCAGAGGAGTTAGCACAAGGGGTGAGGCCGTATGCTAGTCTTTTCACGGCGGAAAACATACTAGACTGGGAATTTAAAAGATTAGAATCAGGATATTACGAATTAAGTTTCCTTAGATTATTCGAAAGGGAACAAAGGGCTTACGGTCTAGAAACACAATACTACATAAGGACGTTCACCAAGGACAAGATCTACGTAGAAAAATATACACCAGACAAGGCCAAGACACTAGAAGTAGTTGAAGAAATAGATAACACGCTAGGCAAGATACCTGCTGTGTTTGTATACGCACAGAGATCACCGGTTAGGGGTATAGGCGTGTCAGACATAGGTGATATCGCAGACCTACAAAACAGCATCTACAACGAACTTTCAGAGATCGAGCAAACAATAAGATTATCAGGACACCCAAGTCTAGTTAAAACCATAGACACGGAAGCATCAGCCGGGGCTGGTGCCATAATCAATATGAGCAATGACCTAGATCCAGGACTAAGGCCATCGCTGTTACAACCTTCTGGCCAGTCGATCGATATGATATTGAATTCAATTGAAAACAAAGTTAAAGCCATCGACAGGATGGCTCATATGGGATCGGTAAGAGCGATAGAGTCTAGGTCTATGAGTGGAATCGCACTTCAGACAGAGATGTTACAGCTAGACACCAAGCTGATCGAAAAAAGTCAGAATTTAGCACTTGCGGAAGAACAGCTATTCAGATTATTCGGACTTTGGTTAGGACAGGCCTGGGATGGAGAAATAAAATATCCTAATGTGTTTAACATAAGGGATAGAGCATACGAGATGGACCTATTGAAAAAAGCCGCCGATACCAATCCGACGGATATCAGGGTGAGGCAGACCATAGATAAAAAAATCTTAGAAAACTTGATTAACGATGAAGATGACTTACAACAAGTCCTAGATACGGAATCACAACATCCAGTCACCACTCCTGCGGACAGGTCAGCACACATAAAAGAGATGATTATGCAAGGTTACACGGATCAGCAGATCCTACAGATACATTCAGAAATTAGTCAAGCAGATATAACCGCGGCTAAACAAGAGTTATTAAATTCAAACAATGAAACCGCATCTCCAACACAAACACCTACTGGTTAGGGCCGAAGTAAATTCACCACCGCTCCACGATTTTACTCGAGGACGTATGGACGCCGAGATACAGAATCTTATAAAACACATAGATATGGAGATCCTATCGGGCCCACACTCGGCCTACTGCCTTGACAAGGGCAACCTTGGTTGGAGTTCAACGGCCATCATCACAACCAGTTCGATAACATTCCATTCTTGGTCAGAGACCGGTGTGATACAACTAGACGTTTACAGTTGTAAGGACTTCAGGATAAAGGACGTGTTCACTTGGTTGGCACAATTCGACATAGAACAATTAGATTACAAATACCTAGACAGGGACAAGGGATTCACCACACTAGCCGATGATCAGTTCAGCGTGTGGGATGCCGCACAATACAACCTACAAGCGGAGAACACATAATGGATTTCGACAAAGGTGCTACCACGTTCGACCTACAGGACACGGAATTCACAGACAAGTATGAGTTGTTCGAAAAGATAAAGGATTCACATCTTAAGAGTCCTTACAGACAGGAACGTGATATGGCCACGATGTATCAGCAGATGGCGGATAGCGTAAACGGACATTATAAATTATGACCACTGCAAGGATATACAGACCCGGCGTAGACACCGCCAGGCACAAGCAATTATACCTACTATTCGAAGAATACCATAAAAATTTCCAGAAACTGGTAAAACATCCTTCAGGTAGATACGCGGCACGTGCCCGTAAAGCATTGATAAATCTTAAAAAGGTAGCACACCATAGGGGAATAGAATTACTAGAATTATACGCACCAAGCAAGAACGAAGGGAAGGAGCCAATCAATGGCAATAAGCAGTCAAGCAAAATCATTACTAACCAATAGATTAGGAGGACCTAAGATGCCAAGAGGATCAGGTAGAAGAAAACCAATGTCTGGCAAACGAAAGCCTAAGAAACCAAGTGGCCGTAGGAAGTAAAGACATTGAGAAGTGGATCAGACAGGTTGTTGCTAAAACTCATAAG